ACAGGTCCCGGGCCTCCTCGAGGCTGCCGACCTGGAGGATGACCTTGCTCTCGTCGTAGCAGAACGTGGACACGTCGCGCTGGTCCAGGATGAAGACCTTCTCGGACTGGGTGTCGGGGCCGACGAAGACGTCGAGCTTGTCCCCGTCCGCTCCGTCGTGGCGGTCGAACTCCCCGTAGTCGCAGGGCATGACACATGACCAGACCTGCTTGGTCCGGGGGCAGACACCCTTGCGCTCTTCGCCGGCCGCGGTCTCGATGCTGATCGGGAGTCCGTGGACCTTGGTCTTCGTCTTGGTCGGGAAGCCGTTCTCAATCTTTTTCAGCTTCTGATAGTAGTCAGGATCCTCCCGCAGGTGATCCAAGACGGCTCGTGCGATCTGCAAGTCGTCGTTCGGTTCTCGATCCTTCGACAGGGAGCCCCGATGCTCCTGCTCGGCCTTCCACCCCATCTCGAAGTCGTTCAAGCCGACCGTGTCGGGGTCTCCGCCGGCGGTCACGATGAGCTCGTCGAGGTCGATGCCGTTCTTGACTCGGCCCATGTTCTTCAGCCGGTCGATCTGCTTCTTCGAGTCAGTCTGCTTCTTCGAGTCGGCCTCGCCTGCTCCTTCTTTGTCGTCCGTCTCTCCCCCGTCCATCACCCGGCTCACGGCATCCTGGGCGTCCTGAAGCAACATCAGGTCGTCCTTCTCGAGGGTCACGCTGAGGATCCCTCTGGCGTTGATCTCCTCCAGAGCCTGCTCGTCGCCCATGAGCGCGGCGTCCACCAGTTTGAGCACGTTGTCGATGGTCAGAGCCGCTCTCTCCGCTTCTTCTTTTGCCGTCTCATTCCACATGGGCGGAAACTCAATTTCGAGGTCATCTCGTTCTTTTTCCCATCCGGGGATCTCTGCATACCCCACGATGTCGCATAGCCTCAGAAGCTGGGGTGCGATGTGCTCCCGCTGGTAGCTGTCGATGACGTTGTAGTAGTTTTGCAAATCGCTATCGCCCGTTGCGTTGAGACCCCCGGGGGCTTGACCGAGGAACCGGGTGGCAGGGATGTCTGACGCTGCGCTCAGAACCTGGAGGAACAAAAGCAGCAATTCTGGCACCGACCCAAAAGATACACTGTTGTTGCTCAACTGGACCTTTTCTGCGTCGATCATACCAACACGGTATGCAGACAACTGCTGAGCGAGTTGTTCGATCTTGCGTAGGTTCTTCTGGCCTGGCTCCGTGCCGGCCAGGTCCTGAAGGTCCTGAACCGCAGCAATGATTGCCCCGTTCACCTGAATGAGTTGATAGGCTGCTTGCCGTGTACCGCACGCCTGTACGATGTCATCGTAGATGGCCCCGATGACCGAGGAGCCGAAACCAGCCAGGTTGGCCTGGTAATTTGTCAGCGCAAAATCTTGCGAATCGAAGAGCGGCTCTCCGTCCCACACCAGGCACCGGCTCACGCTCACATCGATATTGTTCACGTAAAAGGATTTCGGCCGCATGTAGTTGGGAGACAGCGGATTGGTGTCCCATGACATGCGGCTAATGCGGCTCAGTGGAATGGAGTTGAGGAAGTGAAGTTTCTTTCCTTCCCTGGGTTTGTAGACTCGGCTCGGGTCGTCCTCTTCGGACTCCAGCCCCAAGAATGTGAGACAGCCCCCAAGCAACCGCTCCAACTTGAGACTGCGCTTGAGGGCCGGGATCAGTTGCAGACGATCAAACTTCTTTTTTATGATTCGGGCTGATGCTTCCGAGATGCCTTTGAGTAGAAACTGTTTCCGACAGGCATCGTCGGGAATGATGTTTATGATTTTTCGGCACTCCCAACTGGTCCGGTACATAGCTACCAACTGTTTCCAACGGGCTACTGGGTTGGTGAAAGTTTCCGGGTTATTGCTGAAGAACGGGACAGATGAGTTAGCCGCTCGGTCCCCAAGTTCCTGCTGGCCGGCGCCAATTACCTGCATGTTCTGTATGCGTGAATTTGAATAAGATTTTCTTTGCAATAATCTAGACATTAGCTGACCCCTGGCGTTCCTTCCTCTTTATCCATCCGAGGCGAGTGGCCTCGCTGATCCGAGCCCGCTGCTCCTCAGACCGTATTTGGCCGAGGTTGCCCTGCCTTACTTTCTCTTTAAATTCTTCCGTGTATGTTCTCCCGACCTGGGCCTTTCCTATGTTTGCCCGGTGCTCGTCAGTAAATTTTATTCCGGTTCGGCCTTTGGAGATGTTTTTACGTGTTTCTTCAGTTCGTTTTAACCCTCGGCCAGCTGCACTTATTTTATCCCGAACATCTTGCGGGGTAACGCTCCCCTCCCGGGCCTTACTCATCTTGACCCGCGTATCTTCACTTATGTTAGCGTGCGACGCCTTCATCTTATTGATAGACTCTAGTTTATGAGCTTTTCCTGTCCAGCGTTCTCTGTTGGCTTCAGCCATCTTTACCCTTACTTCCGGTGACCTCGGTTTTCCAAGCTGACCGACAGAAATAGCTGCACGATGTTCAGGTGACCGGATTTTACCCAACTGGGCCTTGCTCATATTTAACCGAGCAATTGACCCGTGTTTCCTTCCCCTGTTTGCCGCGACCATCTTGGCTCTTACTTCGGGGGTAGCCATCACGCCGTCTCCGCCGATGGTCCCGTTGGTGAGTTTACAACCGAGGCTCTTCACGTAAGCAATCCACCATATCTCGGCTTCTTTCCACTCATCGATCGAAACGCTCTCTAAAGAAACGACCTCCGGAAGTAGTCCCGCTGAGGTCAATCCTTTTAACCAGCTCGATTTGTAAGTATTGGGTCTTTTTGGTTTTGTATCCTGAAGATGGCCCGAAAGCCTGGTGGTGGGATTGCTGGCCTTCCCAACATAACGAAGTTGTTGGGTCCTGGGGTCGATCAGCCCGTAGATGTAAGTTGTTTCCACGACCCCTCCTTTCAATTCAAAACAAAAGATATCACTGTTAATTATAACTTAAATCCACCTCAAAGTAAACATCTATTTTCACACCTCGGGCGGTATCGGTCCGCTGCCTCCGCCCCGCTGCTTCCAGACCAGGAGGGCCAGAGACATGGCGTCTGTGGCCAGACCCTCGACCTCGCTGGACACGGAGCAGCCGGAGCTCGGGATCATCACCCGACCCTCCGACAGCGGGATGGACGCCTGCTTGGCCCGGTAGTCCCTGTCGAGGACCGACTTGTCCTCGGGAGCCCACTCCCTGGCGGGGATGCCCCTGCTCCTCAGAGTCCGCAGGAAGGTGTCGCCCACGGACTTCGCGTCGGCCCACAGCTCGTTGGGGTCCTTGGAGCCGGCCCCTCTCAGACCATTCCAGAACTTGGTGGTCGCCTCCAGTATCTCGGGCAGATCTCCGTAGGCGCCGGCCTCGTCGAGCAGCGCCATGCCGCCGGTCCCGATGACGCCCCAGCATTGAAAGACGGCCGAGAGTTCGGCGGCCCCGTCCGTCGTGTCGTCGACGGTGACCACGACCATCTTCAGAGTGACCATGGCCTCGATGGTCGCACGCTCGACCCACCGCTTCCACCACTTCCCCTTGAACTTGACCCGACCCTTGATGATCGGGGCGATCGAGTACCGAACCGCGTCCCAACAGTGGTTGTTCTTGTCCTCGACCTCGGGGAGCACATCCTGACTGTTCTTGTCGATCTTGTAGGACCAGAGCTTGGCCTCGTCGGCCGTGTTGACGCATCTCGGATGGATGACGATCTGCACGAACTCCTGACGCAGGTACATGATCCCGTCCTCGACCGACCCCGCCCACTTCTCCACGCCCACCATGCGGGGATGACCGTGCCTCCTGCAGTAGCTGATGGTCTCGGGCCTGGCGCAGTCTGCCCTGTTGACGTACTTCTCGTGGTCGGGGATCGTGTTGAGGAGGGTCGGCAGGTCGTCGGTCTCGGTGTGGTACTCGAAGGCCTCGTACTCGATCATGAGCCTGCGGTTGTCCTCGTCGATCCAGCATCGGACGGAGGCGGTCGGGTCCGTGGCGAAGCCCCAGTCGGTCCCGTTGTAGGGTCCGGACCAGGACGGATCCACCTCGAAGTGCTCGACCGTGTACTTGCCTCTGAGGATCTGGGCGGCCGACTGTTTCCTGCACTTGCCCTCCCACACATGCAGATAGGCGTCGTGGTCCAGAGCCATCAGGTCGTCCTTCTGACGCATCAGGTTCTTCGGGAACCAGGGGTTGTCTCTCCAGTTGATCTCCACGATGAGAGCCCCGCTCGGCGATCGCCAATCGGGCTTCGGAGGATCACCCCCGATGAACTTCTGATAGATGTAGTCCTTCTCCTCGTCGGGGTTGAAGGACACCCAGATCTCGGGGTCGACCAGACGCCCACCCATGTAGCGTTCCTCGTCCGTGAAGATCGTGCCCTTGGGCCAGAACTGAAACGGCAGCACCCACTCAGCCCTGAGCGTCGGCTCGAGGTACTCCCACGAGCTCTTGGAGACCTTCTCGGCCTCCTCGATCCAGGCGATGTTCAACCCCTCCTTCGACTTGATCTCGGCGGCGTTGGTGCGGAGGCCGGAGAACAAGAAGATGCTGCCCGTCCGCTTGGCCCGGATCTCTGTGTCGAGTATTTGGAAGTGGCTCTGGAGTCGAAGGCGGGTGATCTGGTCGCAGATGACCTGGTGGACGGAGTCCTTGATGGACTTTTGGATCTCCCTGGCGCACAGGACCCTGATGTTGGTCGATGCCGCCAGGATCGTGAGTCCTTGGGAGAAGCTGCGGGACTTCGCCGACCCCCTCCCGCCCCAAGCCACCTTGAGAGGGGCCGGAGTGAAGAACATCGGCTTGAGCTTGGTGGGGAACTGCGCCCGGGGTCGGTCGTCCAGTATTAGCTGGGTCATTCGTCCGCTGCGACGAACTCGATGAGCAGGCCGAAGTTGAGGTCCTCGCCGTCGGCCCCCGTCACCTCGACCGCCTTCCGCTTGGCGTAGCAGTACTCGTTGACCTCCTTCAGGAGGGTGCCTCGAGTCTTGTCGGAGACTGCCGTGGTCTTCGGCCGACCCGTCAGCTCGTCGACCAGAGGCTCGAGCGTGACTGGGTCGTACTCCGCGAAGTGCCCAGTCATCGCCGCTCGGGCCATCGCTTGCAACGGGTTCCAACCCGGGCATGCGGCACTGATGAGGTCGAGGACCTCGTTCTTGCTCTTGTTGGGAGTGCCTTTCTCCCTGCCTCCGTACTTGACCCCGGGCGGTGATCCTCTTCCTGCCATGCGATTGCTCCAACAAAATGGGATAGACCGGATTCAAGCGACCGGTCATAGCAATTACCATCATACACCATTTTGGTGAGGCTGTCCATCGGAAAATTCGGGGTGAGGTTCTCGCGGCTCGGCGCCCTTATTACTGGGTTTAGAAGAATGATTTCTTGTCGTCTAAAATCTCTGCATTTGAAACGAGCGGGGTTAAGTATTATAAGCACCAGTCCACATTTACCCAGCATTCACAAAAAATGTAACAAAAATAATGACATATGAAATAATAAATATGAGAAATGCCAATTATGTGAAAATGTGAGACGTAAAGTGAATAGATAGCATCTATTTCAATTCAACTTTCTCCAGTATAACCGTTCCGAATATTCGGCATTTTAATAGGTGTTTACGGGACGGACCGTTTGATATATAATGACAGAATAAGGATTCTAACTTAAGGAGATTACCGAATGAGGTCAGAAGCTTACGACAAAACCAGGAGCTTCCGCGTCAGGATCGAGACCATGGACAGGATTCAGGAGATGGTCGACGCGGGTCTCGTCTCCCAGTCCGACGTCGTCGACCACGCGGTCGGTTTCTTGTACCAGTCCCCCGATCAGTGGCCCGTGGCGATCCCCGCCAACCTCAGAGAGGAGATCGTCCAGA